CCCACGCGCAAAAAATATCCACCACTGACCGCTAGTAACGCGATGCGATACCATACCGTTATCTCAAATGAGGTATTTCTCATGCCAGCATCCAAAATCGACGGCTATATTGAACAGCGCGTGTCCGGCGTTGACCCTTTGAACGCCTGCCTTGCGGCGGGGTACTCGCAAGCGGGTATCTCGGTAACGATGGCGCGACTCGAATCCCGCGAGGATGTGCGCTTGGCGATCCGCGCTGCCAAGCGTGCCGCCCCGGCCGTGGGCAAATCGAAACTGCTCCACCCGCTCAAGGCACCCGCTGGTAAGCGCCACTATCGTTCTGTCGCCGACGAACCCCGCCACGGCGACGGGCCGACCGATCCGCTCGACCCGTGGCGGCTGCGTGACAGTTACGATTCGCCGCTCGACCTGTTGCGTGACGTGATGAACAACCCGAAAGCGCCGGGCGGTCTGCGCATCCAGTGCGCGAAGGACGCGCTCCCGTACTGCCATGCTCGCAAGGAAGGTGGCAAGAAGGATGACGAGAAGTCCAAGGCGAAGGACACGGCCGCGTCCGGCAAGTTCGGCACGCAGTCGAAGCCGTCTCACCTCCAGCGCGTGGCGTAACTCATGGCGACTCGTGCACGAGCGGCGGTCGAAGAACCGAAGGCGAAGCCGCGCAAGCCGGCGACCAAGAAGCCGACCCGCAGCCGACGACCGCTCGGCGAACAGGCGCCACTGAAGTTGGAGCGGCCGGCGTGGACAACCGCGTGTCTGGACTGGCAAACACGGATCGTCAATGATCGGACGATGACGCCATGCGAGCCGCTGTTTCCCACGGCCGCCGCTGCCGGCATGCAGGTATTCGATGCGCTGAAGATGGTCAGCGCCGGTATCACGTTCGGCCAGGTGCGCCCGTGGGTACGCGAGTTCGCCGCGTCGATCTTCGGCGCCTATTGCGACGTTCCGGGCCACCCGGACGAAGGGCGTCGACTGATCAACAAGTTCTTCATGTTGATCAGCAAGAAGAACGGCAAGAGCGAGACGGCCGCCGCGATCATGCTAACGGCGATCATCCTGAACTGGCGTCCCGAGGCCGAATACATCATCTTGTCGCCGACCAAGGAAGTCGCCGATAACTCGTGGAAGCCGTTGAAGGCGGCTGTTGAAGCGGACGACGAGCTGAAGGCGCTGTTCACGATCAAGCCGACCGAGCGCACCATCGTTCACCGCGTTACCAACGCTACGCTGAAAGTCGTGGCTGCTGACACGCAAACCGTTACCGGCAAGAAGGCGACGGGCGTGCTGGTCGACGAGTTGCACGAGTTCGGCATGATTTCCAAGGCTGAAGACATGCTCGTGGAGGCTACTGGTGGGCTCGCCAGTCGTCCCGAGGGCTTCGTCATCTACCTGACTACCCAGTCGGCCGCGCCGCCCGCTGGCGTGTTCAAGAAGGAACTCGGATATGCACGCGCTGTTCGTGATGGTGCGATCAACGACCCGCGTTATTTTCCGATCATCTACGAGTTCCCGGACGAATATCTGGATCGCGTCACACGTCTGTATCTTAAGCAGGAGAATTGGCACATCGTCAATCCGAATCTTGGTGCGTCTGTTGACTTCGAATTCCTCAAACAAACCATCGATAAAGCCGGCCAAACTGGTGAAGACTCTCTCCAATCGGTCGTATCTAAACACCTAAACATCCAGATCGGTCTGGATCTTGGCGCCGACGCATGGCCTGGCGCGGCGCTGTGGATCGAAGCGGCAAACGACCCCTTGGATCGCGTGCAGGGACTGGGCCAGGACGCGTTTGGCGTGTTCCTGAGTCTGTGCGAGGTGGTGACGGCTGGCGTGGACGGCGGCGGCCTGGACGACTTGCTGGGCCTCTCGTTCGTCGGACGGTTGAAGGATCAGACGGATCGTTACATCACCTGGTCGCACGCTTGGGCGACCGATATTGTTCTGGAACGTCGCAAGGAGATAGCACCGAGACTGCGTGACTTCGAGCGCGAGGGCTGTCTGACGATCTACCCAACTCTTGGCCCCGACGTGAAGGACTGTGCCATTTACATCAAACGTGCTCATGATTCCGGGCTGCTGCAAGGCGTTGGCGTCGACCCGGCACGCATTGCCAGTTTGAAGACGGCTCTCGATGATCAGGACTTGCCAGTGGAGGACGACAAATGGTTCATCAAAGTTCGCCAGGGTTGGAGCATGGCGAGTGTCATCTGGTGGGTCGAGCGCGCTCTGGCTGAAGGACGGTTCAAACACTGGGCACAGGGCGTCGTGAACTGGGCCGTGGGCAACGCGAAAGTGATCCCTCGCGGCAACGCGCTGCTGGTGACGAAGGAAGTCAGCGGAAAGGCCAAGATCGACGTTCTCATGAGCACGTTTAACGCCTCAGAGCTGATGTCCTACAATCCCGCGAGCAGAAGCGGGGGATATTCCCTCGATAATCTCACCATGATGGGATAACGAAATGGCAACAATACTCGGCGGTCTGTTCTCACGGTTGAAGGGCGGCTGGAAAACCGTGGGGGCAATGGCCGGTGATGGTGCGTTCGCATCTTCGTCCGGTAACGACTGGAGTCCTGACACTATCGGCGTGTCCCATGCACTGCGACTGTCGGCCTATTTCGCATGCGTTCGCCTCCTGTCGGAAACGATGGGATCGCTGACGCTGCAACTGACCGACCAGGCCAACAACCCCGTACTCAGTCACGACTTGTATGGGCTGATGGCTGGCCCGAACCAGTGGCAGACCGGGGACGGACTGGTAGGAGCGATGGCCGCCAATCGTGCCGTGTTCGGTAACGGTTTGGCCTATATCAAGAAGTTCACCACGGGCACGAATCAGCCTTACGAGTTGGACTTCTATGCGACCGACTACTGGGACGTTGGCTGTGACATCCAGGGTCATCCGACGTTCAAGATCAACGGCGAACCGGTGCCCTACGAGAACGTGCTGCACTGGCCGGGAATGTCCCTCAACGGTTTTTGGGGTTTGCCCACGCTCGCGGCCGGCGTGGAAGTCCTGTCAATGCAGACCGAATCGAACCGAAGCGCGGGCCGCACGTTCGCTAACGGTTTGCGTGCCGGAGGATTCTTCGAGTTGCCAGAGAACCGTCAGGCATTCAGCGAACCACAACTGGAGAAGTTCAGGACGGAACTCGGCAAGATGGCGTTGCCGCAGAACACTGCGAAATGGCTCCCGATGTTGCCCGGGATGAAGGCTGTCGCGAATCAGGGCTTTCGTATCGATCCGGTAACGGCCGAACTTCTGCAATCGCGCTATTTCGGTATCGAGGAAATCTGTCGGTTCATGGGCGTGCCGCCGCCGCTGATCGGTCACACCGACAAGGCCAGTAGCTGGGCGTCGTCGCTCGACTCGCTGAACCAGTTCTTGGTCACATACACGGTGCTGCCGGCCGCGATCCGCTTCGAAAACGAAATCAAGCGCAAGTTGCTGGGTCGCAATCACCAGAACCAGCTCAAGGTGAAGTTCAACATGGATTCTCTGCTGCGTACGGACATCGTGAAGCGGTTCCAGACCTACGAAATCGGTGTCCCGCTCGGCGTGCTTTCGCCGAATGATGCTCGTGCTACCGAGAATTTGCCACCGCGACCGGGTGGCGATCAATACGCTAAACCCACCCCCAAGGCCACCCCGTCAAACCAGCCGTCCACCGGCAAACAGGAGTAACGATATGTCTCGTCTCATTCAACTGGATCGCACCTTCGTGTTCAAGGCGGACGCTGCTGCAAATGGTACGTTCGAGGGCTACGCCAGTACGTTCAACAACGAGGACAGCTCCGGCGATACCATCGTCAAAGGTGCGTTCGCGGCCGGCATCAAAAAGCTGGCCGACAACGGCCAGAAGCTGAAGATGCTCTGGAACCATGACCGATACGAACCAATCGGCGTGTTCACGGCCGCAGCGGAAGACGATACGGGCCTTTACGTCAAGGGTCAGCTCGCACTCGGCGTTCCGCGAGCGGATTCGACGTTGCTATTGATGCGTCAAGGTGCCATCGACAGCATGAGTATCGGTGGCTACGTTGTCAAAGAAACGGTGGATAACGCCACGGGCAAATCGCAGCTTTTGCAGATCGATTTGCGCGAAGTCAGTCCGGTCACGTTTCCCGCCAATACTCAGGCGCGGATCAGTACCGTCAAGAGCATTGAGGGTTTTGGTATGCTCTCGGAGTTGGAGGCTCACTTGCGCGATGCCGGTGGGTTCTCCGTCAAGGAGGCCAAGGCAATCATTGCCAAGGCCCGGGGGTTTGGTGAGGGGTCGCGCGATGTGGCCCCGGAAGCCGCCCAACTGTTGAAGGCAGCAATCCGCAATCTCACCACCCGTTGAAAGGGGTAACGAAATGGAACTCGACGAAATCAAGGAAATCACCAAGTCGCTCGGCGAAGCCAAGGCCAGTCTGGAGAAGCAGCAGACCGAGCTGAAGGACGCGCACAAGCTCGCGATGAAGGCCGTGGAAGACGTCAAGTCGCTCACGGTTGCCGAGAAGGCCAACATCGACCAGGCGCTGACGAAGGCCAACGAAACCGGCGGCCAGGTCAAGGAGCTGGCGCAGAAGCTCGACGACGCCCTGAAGCTGATCAAGGAAGCGCCGACCGGCCCGGTGACGATGCGCATGCAGCTCCAGAAGTCGGTCGAAGCGCAGAAGGACGCGTACGACCGCATCATCAAGCGCGAGGGCGCCGGCAAGCTGAAGCTGACCACGAAGGCGATCAACGACATGGCGGCCAGCGTCACGCTGCTGCCGAATCGTTATTCGGTGGACAGCACCGTCAGCCTGACGCAGCAGCCGCTGCGTGTGCGCGACCTGCTGACCATCGTGCCGATCACGACCGACAGCGTGCGCTACGCCGTGCAGAACGTGCGCAACAACCAGGCCAAGATCGTCGCCGAGGCCGCCGCCAAGCCGTACAGCAACTATGCCTGGACGGAAGCGACCGCGAACGTCGAAGTGATCGCGCACCTGTCCAAGCTGACGCTGCAAGCCATTGCCGACGTGCCGCGCCTGGTCGCCGAGGTGGAGCAGGAAATGCGCTACGGCCTGGCGCTGTTCGAGGAACAGGAGCTGCTGAACGGCGACGGCACGACGGGCCACCTGTCGGGCCTGATGCACAACGCCACGGCGTACGCGGTGCCGGCCGGTGTCGATTCGTCGCTGGTGCTCAACCAGATCGACCGTCTGCGCATCGCACAACTGCAACTGCAACTCGCGTACGCCGTGCCCAGCGGCCAGATCCTGAACCCGGTGGACGTGGCGAATATCGACCTGATCCGGCGCGACCCGGATCGCAGCGGCGGCTACCTGTTCGGGAATCCGAACAGCCCCAGCGCGATCAACCGTCTGTGGGGTGTGCCGACCGTGGAATCGCCGTCGATGGGTGTCGGCAACTTCCTGATGGGCGATTTCGGCCTGGCGGCCTCGCTCTACCAGCGTGAGAGCGTGTCGGCCCTGATCAGCACGGAGAACGCCGACGACTTCGAGAAGAACCTGGCGACCATGCGCGTCGAAGAACGTCTCGGCCTGGCGGTGCGCCGCACCTGGGCGCTCGTCAAGGGACTGGTGGGCTCGGAAGGTTCCTGAGTCGACTGATCGACAGCAGCGATAGCGCTGCTCTACAATCGGCCCCTAACGGTAACGCTAGGGGCCTTTTTCATGGAAGTTTCAATTGACGGTGTGCGCTATGTTCCGGTGGTGCATGACGAGGTGGCGCTAACAGTGCTCGTTCCGTCTGTGTCCACGCGGCGCAAGACGTTTGGGCCGGCGATGACCGACGCGCTGTTCAGCCAGCACGAACTCTTGACACCAGATCAGCAGCGGCGCGTGGAAATCCTGATCGTTACCGACGCTGGTCGCAGCGGCGGGATGGTAGTCGGAGATAAGCGGAACGCAATGGTTCGCATGGCTCGCGGAACCTATGTGGTATTCGTCGATGACGATGACCGCGTGACGGACGACTATCTGAGCACATTGCTCGAAGCCACGGAGGCCGGTGCTGACTGCATCACGTTCAATCTGATGTGTGCTCTGAACGGTGCGCCGCCGAAGCTGTGCCGCTACTCACTGGAGTATGCGAAGGATCACAATGCGCCGGATCATTACCAGAGACTGCCGAACCACATCACGGCTGTGCGCCGTGTTCTGATGCTGGCCTGTCCGTTCCCATCCAAGCAGTTCGGAGAAGACGCGGACTACGCCGTGCGACTGAGGCCATCGCTGAAGACCCAACACCGCA